TATATTGACAAGGAGTTTGAGAGAAGGGAAGAAGGTTTTTGGTTTTATAACAATGGCAAGCCTACTTATATCACTGGTACTCATTACATGTACTTGCAATGGTCCAAGATTGATGTTGGGTCAGCAGATTATAGAGAATCGAACAGAATATTCTTCATTTTCTGGGAAGCTTGTAAAGCAGACAAAAGGTGTTATGGTATGTCATATCTCAAGAACAGACGTTCGGGATTTTCATTCATGGCGTCTGGGGAGACAGTCAATATGGCTACAATATCAACGGATTCACGGTTTGGAATATTGTCCAAATCTGGAGCCGATGCAAAGAAAATGTTCACAGATAAAGTTGTACCCATATCTAGCAACTACCCGTTTTTCTTTAAACCAATCCAAGACGGTATGGACAGGCCAAAGACGGAGCTTGCCTATAGAATCCCCGCATCCAGACTCACCAGACGAAAGCTTAACGAAGGTAAAACTGAAGAAGAATTAGAAGGACTAGATACAACTATAGATTGGAAAAATACTGGTGACAACTCCTATGATGGAGAAAAATTAAAACTTCTAGTACACGATGAAAGTGGAAAGTGGGAAAGACCAGACAATATATTAAACAACTGGCGCGTAACTAAAACCTGTTTAAGGTTAGGTAGTAGAATCGTTGGAAAGTGTATGATGGGATCAACATCAAATGCTTTAGAAAAAGGTGGTGGTAATTTTAAAAAACTTTACAATGCATCAGATGTTGTCAATAGAAACCGCAACGGGCAGACTAGCTCAGGATTATATTCTTTGTTCATACCTATGGAATGGAACTACGAAGGATTCATTGATGCTTTTGGCCTACCTGTCTTCGATAACCCAAAAGAAGAGAGGTTAGACCCTAGTGGAATACCAATAACTTCTGGAGTTATAGATCACTGGGAAAATGAAGTAGAAGGGCTAAAAAACGATCAAGATGGTTTAAATGAGTATTACCGTCAGTTTCCTAGAACAGAGAAACACGCTTTTAGAGACGAGACTAAACAGTCTTTATTTAATCTAGCTAAAATATACGAACAGATAGATTACAATGAGGACTTAAATAACTCAGCTTCAGTCACAGTAGGTAGCTTTCAATGGCAACATGGGATCAAAGATACTAAAGTTTTATTTATACCTAATAAAGATGGTAATTTCAGGATATCCTGGGTTCCACCTTCAAGTCTTCAAAACCGTGTAATAATAAAAAACGGTAGCAAGTTCCCAGGTAATGAGCATTGCGGTGCTTTTGGTTGTGATAGTTACGATATATCTGGAACTGTTGACGGTAGAGGTTCAAACGGATCTTTACATGGTTTAACTAAGTTCACTATGGAGGATGTACCTCCTAATCATTTTTTTCTAGAATATATAGCTAGACCACAAACAGCTGAGATATTCTTTGAAGATGTTTTAATGGCGTGTGTATTTTACGGAATGCCTATACTATGTGAAAATAATAAGCCTAGACTGCTTTATCACTTTAAAAGAAGAGGTTATAGAGGCTTCTCAATGAATAGACCTGACAAGGTTTGGAATAAGCTATCTACAACAGAGAGAGAAATAGGTGGAATACCCAATTCTAGTGAAGATATAAAACAAGCTCACGCTGCAGCTATTGAGACCTACATAAATACTAACGTCGGTCTTACAGACACAGGTATAGGTGATATGTATTTTCAAAGAACACTAGAAGACTGGGCAAAATTTGATATAAATAATAGAACAAAACACGATGCTTCCATAAGTTCTGGTTTAGCTTTAATGGCTTGTAATAAAAATAGATATACACCAGCTTCGGTAAGACATTATAAACCTATAGATTTAGGAATAAAAAAATATGATAACACTGGTTCATCATCAAAAATGATTTAATAAATGAAGATACAGACGAATACTAATAGTTCATTCCCTGACCAAGTAGTTAGTGACGAAGTTAAAGCAAGTATGGATTACGGAGTACAAGTCGCTAGAGCAATAGAAGGCGAATGGTTCCAAGAAGGTAGGTCGGGTAATAGATACGTACAGAGTTATAGTAATTTTCACCAACTTAGATTATACGCTAGAGGAGAGCAGAGTGTTCAAAAATATAAAGATGAATTATCTATAAATGGTGATTTGTCTTATTTGAATTTAGACTGGACTCCAGTACCTGTTATATCAAAATTTGTTGACATAGTTGTTAACGGAATGTCTAACAAGGCTTATGAAATAACTGCATCAGCTCAAGATCCTTTTTCAATAAAAAGCAGAACTAATTACGCTGCCGCTATTCAAAGAGACATGAATACTAAAGAGTTATTGATAGACATAAAGAATAAGCTTGGTGCTGATCTATCAATGACAAGTGATCTAGAGTCTTTACCTGAAAGTAGAGATGAACTTGATCTACATATGCAAATGACTTATAAACAGAACGTTGAAGTTGCTGAAGAGGAAGTTATAAATAGTGTGTTGAATTTTAACAAGTACGAGCAAACGAAAAAGAGATTAGCATCTGACTTAACTGTATTAGGAATATGTTGCGCTAAAACTAGGTTTGATAAAACCGAAGGTATAAAAGTTGACTATGTTGATCCTGCTTACTTGGTTTACTCTTATACTGAAGATCCAAATTTTGAAGATGTATATTATGTGGGTGAGGTAAAAGCTATAACTATAGCTGAGTTAAAGAAACAATTTCCTAATACCACTGAAGAAGAATTACGTAGGATACAAAAGATGCCAGGAAACTCACAATTTGTAACTGGTTGGGGTAACTACGATGAAAACACTGTTCAAGTTATGTATTTTGAATACAAGACTTATATGAACCAGGTTTTTAAGATAAAAAAAACAGAGCAAGGTCTAGAAAAAGCTTTAGAGAAAACAGATGAATTCAACCCACCACCAAACGATAACTTTGAGAGAGTATACAGAACTATAGAAGTTTTATACACTGGAGCTAAAGTACTTGGTAACAACGATATGTTAGAGTGGAAAATGGCTGAAAATATGACAAGGCCAATTGCTGACACTACTAAAGTTGAAATGAATTACTGTATAACTGCTCCTAAAATGTATAAAGGACGTATAGAGTCTATAGTTAGCAGGATAACAGGTTTTGCTGACATGATTCAGTTAACTCATTTAAAGCTACAGCAAGTTATGTCTAGAATAGTTCCAGATGGAGTTTTTTTAGATATGGATGGTTTAGCTGAAGTTGACCTAGGTAACGGAACTAGCTACAACCCAGCGGAAGCACTTAATATGTATTTTCAAACAGGTAGTGTGGTAGGTAGGTCACTTACTCAAGAAGGAGGTATGAATGCAGGTAAGATTCCTATACAAGAATTATCTTCATCTTCTGGCCAAGCAAAAATACAAAGTTTAATAGGTACTTATCAGTACTATTTACAAATGATACGTGATGTAACCGGTTTAAATGAAGCTAGAGATGGAAGCGCTCCTGATAAAGACGCTTTAGTCGGTTTACAGAAACTAGCAGTTAACGCTTCAAACACGGCTACTAAGCACCTAATGGATTCATTATTATATGTTACTCTTAGGATGTGTGAAAACATAAGTTTAAAAGTAGCTGATTTAATACAAAACCCTTTAACTGAGAATTCTTTATCTAACAGTATAAGTACTTTTAATACTAGAACTTTAGAAGAGCTAATGAATTTACAGCTGCATGACTTTGGGATATATCTTCAATTAGAACCTGAAGAAGAAGAAAAAGCGTTGCTTGAGCAAAACGTTCAAATGGCCCTGCAAACAGGAGCTATAGCTTTATCCGATGCTATTGACATAAGAGAGATAAAAAATACTAAAACAGCTAATCAATTCTTAAAACTTAGACAATCTCAAAAACTAAAGAGAGAGGAAGAGAATCAAAGAAAAAATATACAAGCACAAGCACAAGCTAACGCTCAATCAGCAGAGCAATCAGCTTTGTTTGAAGTTCAGAAGCAACAGGCTTTAACTGCTGAAAAAGTTAGTATAGAAAAAGCTAAGTCACAATTCGCGATTGAACGCATACAAGCAGAAGCAGCTATAAAAAGAGAGTTAATGGCTGAAGAGTTTAACTATCAAATGCAATTAGCACAAATAGAGGTTGATTCACAGAGATCAAAAGAGAAGGAGTTAGAAGATAGAAAAGACAAGAGAGTAAAAATACAAGGAACCCAGCAGTCAGAGTTAATAGATCAGAGACAAAACGATCTATTACCAAAAAACTTTGAATCTTCTGGAAACGATAATTTAGGTGGTTTTGGATTAGATCAATTTGAGCCTATCTAGTATTTATTAATTATTTAATTATATCATATTATGTCAGAAACTAAGCAGGAAGGAGACTTTAAAATAAAGTCAAAACCTAAAATGAAAAAATTTAATAACAATGCTGGAGAGGCAACTAAAGTAGATTTATCTAAGCCTTTAGAACAAACTCCTAAAGTTGTTATACCTAGTGCAGAACCTACTAAGGTTGTTGTAGAAAAAGCTAAGGAAGAATTTAAACCCATAGTAGAGGAAGTTATTGAAGAGGTTGTTGAAAAAGTTGTTGAAGCTGAGGAAGAACCAACTATAATTGGAGAAGTTAAGACTAAGGATTTTGAACCTGAAGAATTAACACCTCAAACAGCTTTATTGCCAGAAAACATAGAGAAATTAGTTTCTTTTATGAATGAAACAGGTGGTAATATTGAAGACTACGTTAGATTAAACGCAGACTATTCTACTATTGATGACAACACATTACTTAGAGAGTACTATAAAAAATCAAAACCACATCTAGACTCGGATGAAATTTCTTTTTTAATGGAGGACAAGTTCTCTTACGATGAAGACATTGATGACGAGAGAGATATTAGGTTTAAGAAATTAGCAATTAAAGAAGAGATCGCTGAAGCCAGGGGTTTTCTAGAGCAAACAAAGAGTAAATATTACGACGAAATCAAGTTGAGACCCGGCGTTACTCAAAAGCAACAGAAAGCAAATGACTTCTTTGATAGATTCAACAAAGACCAAGAACTAGCGCAGCAACAGCATCTAGACTTTAAGTCCAAAACTAATAAATACTTCTCAGACGATTTCAAAGGTTTTGATTTCAATGTCAGCGGAAGGAAATTTAAGTATGGAGTACAAGATCCAGGTAAAGTAGCAGAAGACCAATCTAATATTAACAATTTCGTAGGGAAGTTCCTTGACGATAAAGGTAATGTTAAAGACGAGAAAGGTTATCACAAAGCGTTATACATGGCTTCCAATGCCGACACGATTATTAATCATTTCTATGAACAAGGAAAATCAGATGCTACAAAACAAATAGTTACTAGCTCTAAAAATCCTAGTGCAACTGTAAGACAGCCTGCTCATAACTCTGGATTTGTTAATGGTATAAAAGCAAAGGTTATAAGCAACGATGGTCAGGATTCTTCTAAATTGCAAATAAAGAGAATTAAAATTTAAAACTAAAAATTATGGCATTATCACCACAGTTTGGCTCAATTAAACCGAGTCAAAAACAACAATTATTAGAGTCTAACTACCTATCTTTCAACGGAGGAGCAGGTACTGGAGATTCTGACACATTTGCACAACAGTATTTACCCGAGATCTACGAACAAGAAGTAGAGCGTTATGGAAACAGAACTTTATCTGGATTCTTACGTATGGTTGGAGCTGAAATGCCAATGTCTTCTGATCAAGTAATTTGGTCTGAGCAAAATAGATTACACATAGCATACAACAACGTAGATGTAAACGCTGCGGGACTTACTTCTAATATTTTAGAATTTGCAGTAGGTGGAGCTGGTAAATTATTCGTAGAGAATGTTATTTCAGCAAACCAAACTATTGTTATATTAGCCGATACTGGAGTTGAGTTAAAAGCTTTAGTTACAGCTTCTTCTACAACTGGAGCGGTTGCTTCTATTACAGTAACACCTTACACTCAAGCTGATTTAACAGGTCTTCCTTTAACTGGCTTAAAGATCTTTGTATACGGTTCAGAGTATGACAAAGGAGTTTCTGTTACTAATTCTACTGGAGCTGGCGATGCTACAGGTTATAAAACAGTAAACCCTTCTTTTACTCAATTCTCTAACTCACCTATCATAATTAGAAACAAATTTGTTGTATCTGGTTCTGACATGGCGCAGATTGGATGGGTTGAAGTAGCTACTGAAGACGGAACTGGAGGATACTTATGGTATTTAAAAGCTGAGTCTGAGACTAGGTTACGTTTTGAAGACTACTTAGAAATGGCTGTGGTTGAAGGAGAAAAGACAAGCGGTACTAGTACAGCTGCTGTCAAAGGAACTCAAGGTTTATTCTCTGCTATCAAAGATAGAGGTAACACTAATGTAGGCTTTACAGCTTCTACTGGTTTAGCTGCTTTTGATGCTATCTTAAAGAACTTAGACACGCAGGGAGCTATTGAAGAGAACATGTTGTTTTTAAACAGAGAAACTTCTTTAGACTTTGATGACATGTTAGCTGGCGTTGGTTCTCCTGCTGCTGGTTATGCAGGTGGTAGTTCTTACGGTGTATTTGAAAACTCTGAAGACATGGCATTGAACTTAGGTTTCTCTGGTTTCAGACGTGGATCTTACGACTTCTACAAGACTGACTGGAAATACTTAAATGATGCATCAACTCGTGGAGCAATCCAAGGAGAAGTAGCTAGTGTTGAAGGTGTTTTAGTACCTGCTGGAACTTCTACTGTTTATGATCAAATCTTAGGAACTAATATCAGACGTCCATTCCTACACGTAAGATATAGAGCTTCTCAAGCTGATGATAGAAGAATGAAGTCTTGGTTAACTGGTTCTGCCGGTGGAGCAATGTCTTCTGATTTAGACGCTATGGAAGTAAACTTCTTATCTGAAAGATGTTTATGTGTACAAGCAGCTAATAACTTCGTGTTATTTCAAGGAATATAAAACTCAAATTAATGTAATTCTTACCCTCGATAAAACATCGGGGGTATTTATTACTCTTATGTGACATTAGCTAGTATATATTATAGTAACAGGCTATTGTCATTAAATAAACATTTATATTATATCATATTATGGCTACAAAAGCACAAGCTAGAAAAGTTGAGGTAGCACCTCAAGAAACAGTAGAACCTATTAAAGCTCAAGAAGCTGTTAAAACTACTGCACCAGTAAATAACTGGGAAATAAAAGACAGAACGTATATATTGTCTAGAGGCATGAGCCCCTTGACTATGACTATACCTTCTAAACATACTCATAAGCATGCTTTGTTATATTTTGACAAAGATACTAGTGAGCAAAAAGAAATTAGATATGCTACAAACCAATCGTCCGTTTTTACTCGGGACCAGAAGGGAGAAGCTACTTTAGGACATATCATATTTAAAGATGGTGTATTAACAGTTACTAAAGACAAGCAAAACCTTCAAAAACTATTATCCTTATACCATCCTTTGTTAAATAGGTTGTATACGGAGTTTAAACCAGTGGAAGTAGCAGGTAACGAATTTGACTTTTTATCATTGCAAGTAGACGCTATGTCTGCAGCTAGAACTATAGATATTGATCTAGCAGAAGCTATAATGAGAGTTGAAATTGGATCTAAGGTAGATAAGATGAGTTCTAAGGAACTTAAAAGAGACTTACTGTTGTTTGCTAGGGGTAATCCAGAATTATTCATAGAGTTAGCTTCAGATGATAACGTTCCATTAAGAAACTTTGCTATTAAAGCGGTTGAATTTGGAATTATAAAATTAGCTCAAGACCAAAGAACATTTACTTGGGCGTCTAACGGTAGGAAACTAATGACAGTTCCATTTGATGAACACCCTTATTCTGCTATGGCAGCGTTCTTTAAAACAGATGAAGGTTTAGAAATATACCGATCAATCGAGAAAAAGTTCTCATAACATGTAATACTTAATATAAGGCCCGTTAGTTCGGGCTTTTGTATTACAATAAACAAAAAAAAATATTACAAAATGGCTATAAATATAGACAAAGTGTACAAGACTGTCCTGGTTATTCTAGAACAAGAAAAAAGAGGTGTCTTAACGCCGACAGAATTTGGTAAGATTGCTACGCAGTCTCAACAAGAAGTATTTACAGCTTATTTTGATGAGTTAAATCAGTTGCTGAGAATGCCTCAGACTTCGTTGGCTTACGCTGATAGGATGGCTTTGTTAGATGAAAAAATATCTTTATTTAAAAAGACCGAACAGTTAGAAATAGTAACTTCAGAAGTAACCCCAACTGCTTCTGTCCAAGAGCTTGGTTCTGTTATTTATTTTAACCAAAATCCATCAGTGATTCCGGTACCAGCAAATATTATTGGTAGAGAGGTTCAAAGAATACAACAGCAAGATGTATATACAACTAATCAATCTCCATTGACAAAACCGACTGCGTTCTATCCTGTATATACTTATGAGAATAAAGTTATTAGTTTATATCCTTTGTCTCTTACTGGAACTGTACAGTTAAATTATTTAAAATTCCCTTCAGATCCTAAATGGGGATTTACTATAGACCCAGAACTTGGAAACTACATATATAATTCTTTAGACTCTACAGACTTTGAGCTACACGAATCAGACCAACCTCTACTTATTGATAAGATATTAGGCTATGCTGGTGTTATGAGTAAAGATCAATTCGCTATGTCTTTAAGCTCTCAGAAAGAACAACAAATAAACGCTGACTCTCAAAAATAAAAACATGGCACAA